CAAGTTTGGTATTGCCAAGCGCGTCAAGGGAGAGTTCATCCACGGCACAAATCATCAGGCACTCGCCGAGGTGTGGGCGTACATGCCCGAGCATGAGTACGCCATGATGCGTGTGGGCTATGCCGACTACGCTGTGAAAGGTAGTGAGACTAAGTTCGGTGTGTACTCTCGACTGTTACAGAACAACAAGTTTGACTCTCAGCGCGATCAGTACTACATGGTGACATCTGATAACTTAGAACGCATCATGAAAACTGTGAAGAAGGTGATGCGACCCTACGCACCGCATGAGACGGCTAACGTGGTGTTCGACGTATATCAGAGTAAGGTGCACCACAAAGTGTGGTCTGCCTCAAGTACGATGCGTGACGCCAAGGACGCCGTCATGGGGCTGAACGACTTACGCAATGAGTTGTTTGCACTGTATGACTTGGGCTACGAGTTTGCATCCGAGACTCTCAAGGACAAGATCGGCAAGTGGAAGCAAGCCACGGCTGAGATGACCGAGGCCGAGAACAAGAGACGCGATGCGTATTTCGTAAGCGTGGTGCTACGTGGTGACGAGTTGCTGTGCAACGTGATGACTGTGGACAATATCAGGAAGATGCACACCATCGACGAGAGAAGCGTGACGCAGACATTCAAGATGGAGGACTTGCCCGAGGACATCGCAGAGAAGGTCGCGACCTTGGGTATGGTAGACAAGGGGCACTACGTCGAGGACGTAGGTATGAAGGTATCTGATACTACGTTTTGGGTTGATCGCACATGAGCAAGATTACTTTATCCGCTACTGATGTAGCCATATCCAAGAGGCTCAATATTCCTTTGGAGGAATATGCGCGTCGACTTGCCTACGCAAAGATAACCGAGGGCTCGCTCGTATCTGAAGCGATACGTACGTTGATAACGCAACCTACAACACAGGAAGATCGACTGCGCGTACTCAACCACGCATGGAAAGCTGACATCTACGCGATGTCATACAAGATGTTGGATGGCATGCAACTGGCAGACGACAACCACATCTACCGAGTAAGTATTTGTCCTGATGGTGTTGATGTTGTTTGTTTCGGATTAGGTATTGACACCATCCATGACGGGCATTATATTAACGCTGACGTTCTACCCAAATGGGTACAGGAACGCCTTGCTGTATTGATGATGATGACTTACACCCCTCCAACAGAAGAAGTGGAAGGCGTAGGTCGCAGAATATCTCGTGACGTGTATTGGGTGTACAAACCCGTGGACGTTGCGTGATGTGTTGTTAGGGACTCCCTAACATTTTTTAACTGAGAACGAAGGAAACTAAAATGCGTAAGAAGAAATCTGTCACCCAACGGGTGCGTGAACTGGTCGAGCAAGGACACAATAACAAGTACATTGTGGACAAACTCAAATGCAAACCACAGGTGGTGTACAACGTACGCTATCAGACCAACAAGACGAAGGGGCTTGGTGCCTTGGGCAAGCAAGGAACTGGCATCTCTTCTCCCCCGCCTTACAAACCAATCACGGCTGATGAAATGTTTGGACACGCGCCAGTCAAGATGGAAGGTGGGGCTATCTACCCAATCACCATGATCGAGCCGCCATCATTGTGGCAACGTGTCAAGGGGTGGTTCCGTGGCACAAACGCCTGAAGCGAAAGTCAAGGCCAAGGTAGTAGCCCAACTTAAAGCGTTGGGTGCGTACTACTTCTACCCAGTTACAGGGGGATATGGTGGAAGCGGAGTGCCCGACATTGTTGGGTGTCTCCGTGGTAAGTTCTTTGCCATTGAGTGCAAGGCAGGGAACAACAAGCCGACCCCATTACAACAAAAGAACATTGACACGATCACTAAGCAAGGTGGCTTGGTGTGGGTTGTCAATGAAGATAACATGAACGAAGTGACGAAAGTGCTAGAGGCAAACCTATGAACAATCAACGACCCGTCCCATTCGATACAGGCAAGGTAAAGATCGGGCTGTACTACGAACCCAAGAAGCCACTACAAGACAGCGGTGCGTTTGCTGAGATGTTACAGAGCGCACTGATCGACCCGCCTAAGCCCCTGATCGACCGAATCCTCCATCGCATCCGAGTACGCCACTTTACGACAGTATGAGAAAGCGTAGCAAGTACCGCCCCAAGGGTGTGATCTTGAATCCAATCGCATACGTCATGGAGAGCCTAACTCCAGTTGCCAAGCATGCAAGTTATCTGATCGACTTGAAGATTAGAAACCATGCGGCAATGACTGCGCTGACACAAGGCATGGCAACTAAACAAGATATGGATGACCTGATAGCGATGGCCAACATATCCGAAGCGTTGTCACGCCTTGGGTTCGGCAAAGAGTATGGCGACATCACCAAGGCAGGATTGGATTCAATACACGAGGTAGGCAAGCGAGGCATGGCCGACCCGACTAAGCCTAAGTTCATTCTACGTGCGTCTGATATGAACGCACTGAATGGGCTGATGGAACTACACGACGCGCAGATGGACGTGATAACAATCAAGGACATGGAACGTGCGATCGACATCGTCAACGAAGAGTTCAGACAGCGCAAGATGCGCCCAATACTGGAGAGAAACAAATGAAAACGAAACAAGAAATCAAAGAAGAAATCATTGAACTATATGGGGCTACGTTAGCCTTGAACGAAGCAATGAACTTCCTTCACGCACAACGTATGGAGAAAAGCAAACAGATGATGGCTTTAAACCACATGCTCAAAGAGATGGACGACGATGCCGAGGAGAACACATGAAAAATCAACCCGCATTTCCAACAGGTTTTATTACTGACCCCAGAACTGGCAAAATTATTGGCGGTAGTAACGGCATGACATTGCGTGACTACTTTGCGGCTAAGGCTATGCAAAATTTTTTAAGCACTGTTGGTTGGAACTCAGACCAAAAATGGTTTGACGAAATTGCAGTTGGGGCATACAGAATGGCAGACGCAATGCTGAAAGCGAGGGAAGCATGAACTGGCTACCGAAGCACGCATGCGGTTTGTACTTAACTCACAACGAACACCGCGACATGTACGAAACCATTGAAGAGCATTACGACTGCCATGACTTTGTCTCGCCCGAAGAATTTAAAAAAGCCGTCGGCGAGGACAGTGTATGGGTGTTGCAGTGGTATCCAGACACGCCGATTGGTTCGTATTCTATTTTGGCATCGTCATTAGAGGCCCTTGAAGCGAGCGTCAAGGAGATGGGTGTATGACTAAACTAATTGGATTTTCAATCCTTGGGTTTGCTTGGCTTTTCTTTGTGTGGCTTGCGTTTTCGTTTGCTATATGGGATTTGAACCCCGCCAACTGGGATGGCTTTATCCGTACTATATGCGCTGTGGTTGGGTTTTTCCCACCCCTATGGATAATCCCACAAGCGTGGCACGATTAAGGAAAACACATGAACGACATGAGCGAAGACCTTGAAAGTCACTACCAAGTTCAGGAGTCAAAGATTGTGAATCACCCAGAGTATTGGAAGCCCGTGCTTATGACTAGGTTTGGATGGGCAAAGCGTGACCACGAAACCCGATGGTACGCAACAACGATAGTGCAAATTCCGGAGGACAACAAATGAGCAAGGGTTCAGCACCGAGGCCGTTCGCCATCGCGAACGAAGAATACGCAAGCAGATGGGATGCCATCTTTGGACGTAACGTGGAGAAGAAGGAAGAGAAACCGAATTGGCCTTTTCCAAACGCACCACTCAACACAACACCGCTTGACAAGTTGCCATTCAATCCTGAGAACGAAGAGGACGCGCCTCTATGAGCCAGTTTGAAATAGAAAACTTCATTGGTGTATTTCCAAATGTTGTGTCGAAAGAATACTGTGATGGGGTCATCCAACATTACAACTACCTAGAGAATTGGAACAAGATTGTCTCTAGGCAGGACTCAGACAAAGCAATGGACATTCATAAAAGGACAGACCAATACTTTTTTGAAAATGAGAGCGAGCCGTCTTTGGTAGACACCAACGCATTGATAGCAAGAGGGTTTGCGCAGAGCGTATGGAATTGTTACTCTGCGTACGCCCAACAGTATGGGGTGTTGGCTTCTTTGTCCACACACAAAATATCACAGACAGTCAAACTGCAAAAGACCAAACCTGCCGGTGGCTACCATATATGGCATTGTGAACATGACGATACCCAATCGGGTAGGCGCTTGCTTCTTGCGATGCTGTATTTGAACACTGTGGAGTCAGGTGGGGAAACTGAATTTCTCTACCAGTCTAAAAGGATTCGTGCGGAAGCAGGGACAATAGTTATATGCCCATCCGGATTCACTCACACGCATAGAGGCAACCCCCCGTTATCAGGTGACAAGTATCTGATGAACACATGGATTGAATTTGTTTAAGGACGCACTATGAGAGACGAAGATGATGACATCCAAGATTACGTTACCCCACGTGATCTACACAACATGCGCAACCAAACATTAGAAGAGGTAGCCAAAGAGATCGAGAAGATGACCGCCTTTGGGCAAGACACGATAGCAAGTTTTGCTATCTATATTAGGAACATGAAGCAATGAATGGTTTCGTTAAACAACAACTTGACATTGGTAGCAAGCAACCATTGCACAAGTACAAAGAATGTAGCCGATGTAACGAACAGAAACCGCCCGAGGGTGGTGTGCAGATGAATCACATCAAGTGGTACTGCGCAGGGTGTTGGACAAACATGGCAACAAGACGTAACTTGAAAGGGGCAAAGTAATGATTGAGTTCTTGGAGAAGCGGCTTGCCGAACTACGTAAGAACTATCGCGAAACAGGATTGGCTGATTACCTGATTCGTTCGCGTGAGTGCATGCTGATACTAAACAAACTTAAGGAAACGGAGAAAGAGAATGTTAACTAAAAAAGAATTGGCCAAATTACACGAAGGTCTCAACGGCACAAGCGCTGACGACTTACAAGTTAGTGGGTCACACTACAAGGATATGCCCATACAACCATGGGCGGTGATGGAAGCAGTACTGACTCACGAAGAGTTTGTTGGATTCCTGAAGGGCAACATCATTAAGTACAGCCTACGCGCAGGGCGCAAGGCCGGTAGTGATGACGCAGGTAAGGCCGAGCATTACATGCAGAAGTTGCGAGAGATCGAACACGCATACTGATAACACAACAGGAGAACGAAGATGCTAAGTAATGACGAACTGAACGAAGCCACTGCAGTACTACGCGGTGCGTGGAGACAAACAACTGAACATAAGGGTGGTTACTGCGCCGTGTGCGATCGGTGGGGCAAGATCAATACGCTACCGCTGACTGGAAGCATGGTCAGGGCGTTGATGTGGCTACACCAAGAGCATGCCGCATCGGGTGAGATGTGGATTAACGTACCCGAGCGTGCACCACGTCACGTCATGAGATCGTATGCTATTTCAACCCTTAAGCACTGGGGCTTGGTGGCACAAAGATACGCACCGCCTCCGACCAAGGAAGAGATCAAGGCGGGCGCACCGCGCAAGACTAAGACGTCAGGCATGTGGCAAATCACAGCGCATGGGGTCGCCTTCTTGAACGAGGCAGTCAAGGTGCCCAAGAAGTTGTTCATCTATAACGACACGCGCATGGGCGCAACCGACGAACTTGTCACGGCACGTGAGTGCTTTGAGGAAGAGTTTGATTACGACGCGCTAATGTCAAGCACATACGCACACCAAAACGGCAACCAACAAGACGATGGAGAAGAAGATGAATTTAATCACGATTGACTTTGAAACTTATTACGACAGAGAGTTCTCACTCTCGAAGATTACAACTGAGGAATATGTACGTAGTGACATGTTCGAAGTCATCGGTGTTGGCGTAAAAGTCAACGACGAAGAAACTGTATGGGCAAGTGGTACGCATGAACAACTCAAGGATTGGTTACAGAAGTCATTCAATTGGGCAGACTCGATGGTCTTGGCTCACAACACACTGTTCGATGGTGCTATTCTTGGTTGGCGCTTTGGTGTTTATCCTCGTGTTTGGCTTGATACTCTGTGCATGGGGCGTGCTCTACATGGCGTGGAGGTGGGCGGTTCACTCAAGGCGTTGGCAGAGAGGTACAAGTTGGGCGAGAAGGGTACTGAAGTACTGAACGCGCTTGGCAAACACCGAGCCGATTTCACCGAAGAAGAACTGTCCCGCTATGGTGATTACTGCATCAACGACGTGGAGTTGACGTACGCGCTGTTTAACAAGATGGCACGTAAGTTCCCCAAGCAAGAGTTGAAGATCATTGACTTGACACTGCGCATGTTCATCGAGCCACGGCTTGAGTTAGACCTTGACATGCTTGAGCAACACTTGGCTGAGACCAAGGCACGTAAAGAGAAGTTGCTTGAGAGTAGCGGGGTGGACAAGGCTGAACTGATGTCCAATGACAAGTTTGGTGAACTGCTCAAATCGTTTGGCGTTGAGCCCCCCATGAAGATCAGCGCAAAGACTGGCAAGCAAGCGTGGGCGTTCGCTAAGACAGACGAAGAGTTCAAGGCGTTGGCCGAACACCCTGATGATCGGGTGCAAGCGTTGGTGGCCGCACGTCTTGGCACTAAGAGTACGCTAGAAGAAACACGCACACAGCGGTTCATTGACATCGCCAAGCGTGGCAGTCTGCCTGTGCCAATCAGATACTATGCCGCACACACTGGCAGGTTCGGTGGTGACGACAAGATCAACATGCAGAACTTACCTAGCCGTGGGCAGAATGGTGGCAAGTTAAAGAAGGCGATCATTGCACCCGAGGGCTACACAATGATTGACGCTGACTCTGCGCAGATCGAGGCGCGTGTGTTGGCTTGGCTTGCAGGGCAAGAGGACTTGGTCACAGCGTTCGCTGAAGGTAAAGACGTGTACAAGAAGATGGCATCCGCTATCTACGGCAAGCCTGAGTTTGAGATCAGCAAGGACGAGCGGTTCGTGGGTAAGACTACGATTCTTGGCGCGGGGTACGGCATGGGTGCGGTCAAGTTCCAAGCCCAACTAAAGACCATGGGTGCCGAGGTGGAGTTGGAAGAATCCCGACGCATCATTGATATTTACCGCAGGACAAACGATGCCGTGGTACGCCTGTGGCGTCAGGCTCAGAACGCACTGGTGAACTTGTCAAGGGGTGATTCATCTCCGCTTGGCCGGGCTGGAGTACTTGAGTTGGTTCCTGCTGAGAGTGCAATCCGTCTGCCGAGTGGACTGCTGATGCGGTATGACGACCTGCGCTACACCGAGACCGACAAGGGGGTGGAGTTCCACTACCAAACTCGCAAGGGTCGCACCCGAATCTATGGTGGTAAAGTAATTGAGAACGTGTGCCAAGCCATCGCAAGGTGTATTATTGCGGAGCAGATGTTGCGTATTGGTAAGCGATACAAAGTTGTGCTGACAGTTCATGACGCGATCGCCATTGTCGTACGTAACGCTGAGGTCGAGGAAGCCAAGTTGTATGTAGAAGATTGCATGCGTTGGGTGCCTCAGTGGGCCACGGGCCTCCCCGTCAATTGTGAGTCAGGCTATGGCAAGTCATACGGAGATTGTTAATGGATAAGTTACCCGCGTGGTCGTTCTCGTCGATCAAGACATTCGAGCAGTGCCCTAAGAAGTACTACCACTTGAAGGTGGTCAAGGACTTCAAGGAACAAGAGACGGAGGCCATGCACTATGGGACACGTTTCCACGAGGCGGCTGAGTTCTACATCAAAGATGGCACCCCCCTACCCGAGCCGTTCAAGTTCGCGAAGGGGGCGCTGGACAACCTTAACCAACTGCATGGTGAGAAGTTATGTGAGTTCGAGATGGGACTCACCGAGAACCTTGAGCCGTGTGGTTTCAAAGACCCGAACGTGTGGTGGCGGGGCATCGCTGACCTGATCATCCTTGACCGAGAGAAGGGCGAGGCGCGGGTGCTTGATTACAAGACAGGCAAGTCTGACAAGTACGCTGACAAGGGACAACTTGAACTCATGGCCTTGGCTATATTCAAGTTCTTTCCCGAGGTCAAGCGCGTTCGTGCAGGGTTGCTGTTCGTCATTGCCAAGTCATTCCCCAAGGCAAGTTACTCCAAAGCGGACGAGCCGGTCTTGTGGCAAAAGTGGCTTAGGGATTATGATCGCATGAAGTTTGCGTACACCAGTAATGTGTGGAATCCACGCCCGTCAGGGCTGTGTAAGAAGCATTGTGTGGTGTTAAGTTGTCCACATAACGGGAGGGCATGATGCCATACACCAAATCACCTAGACCTTACAAACACGAGTACGACATGCAGAAGAAGCGTGGCGAACTCGACGAACGCATGGAACGCCAACGTGCGCGAAGAAAGATGGATGCCAGTTCCCCTGATAAGAATGGGAACGGCAAAGCCGACAAGCGTGAAGGCAAGGACATCGACCACGTCAAGATGTTGTCAAAAGGCGGCTCGAACAAGACGGGCTTGCGTCTGCTGACACCTGCAAAGAACCGAGCACGTAATGGCCACAGCGTTCGCGAAGCGGGTGGCAAGAAGCCGTGACACCACTGATCACAATCAGAGTCCCTGATGCCGTGGTGTATGGGGACTTCCTCACCCCTGCCGAGTGCGCTGAGTTGATTGCTCTTGCCGAGGGGCGCATGCAATCGTCCAAGGTGGTTGACAAGACGACAGGCAAGGCTGTGTTGCATGAGGCACGTACGAGTTCGTCCACGTTCTTTAAGCGTGGGCAGACTGACCTTATCAAATCAGTCGAGCAACGTATCAGCGACCTGACTGGACTGCCCGTGGAGAATGGTGAAGGTATGCAGATTCTGCGCTACGACGTGGGACAAGAGTATCGTAAGCACTACGACTACTTCAACCCTGAGCGTGAGTCAACACCCCATCACATCAAACGTGGTGGGCAACGTATCGCTACGTTCCTGATGTACTTGAACACACCCGAGGGCGGTGGCGATACAGCGTTCCCACATGCGGGTATATCCGTAAGTGCAGTGCAAGGCAACGCCCTGCTTTTCCGGTACGATACACCAACCCCTGCCACAAAAACATTGCACTGCGGTGAACCGGTTACGAGTGGTGTGAAGTGGGTTGCAACAAAATGGATTCGGCAAGCAGAGTTCGCTTGACGACAACGTGATGATGCGTTAAATTGGAATTTAATAGAACGGCAGTAAGGTGTGAGTGTGCCGTTCGGGGTGTTTCTAGTTGATTGTTTTCAACCCTTTAACCGCACCAGTCAGCATACGTACAAACTTTCGCGTAGGAACTGACAAGTGAGAGTTGGTATATCGAGCAGAACGGGACACCCCCTTCTGCTCGATATGCGTTTACAAAAATAAGTGAGAACGAATTGGAAATCATAGATAACAAAGCATTGTTGCTGACACTGCGCAACCCGCAACGTGTCACCACAGTCATTCCGAAGAGCAAGGAACTAGCCAACAACCAAGTTGTTGTCAAGTGGGGCTTGGACGAAGCACAAGTTCTACGCAACCTCAAGATCAAAGGTGTGCCTAGTCCCATCTTGGGACAGTACAACTGGCCGGGTCAGTACAAGCCCTTTGAACATCAAAAAACAACAGCCGCCTTTCTTACCCTCAACAAACGTGCGTTCTGCCTCAACGAGCAAGGCACAGGCAAGACAGGCTCAGTCATTTGGGCGGCAGACTATCTGCTCAAGCAAAAGCGCATCCGCAGGGTGCTAGTGATCTGCCCCTTGTCAATCATGGACTCCGCATGGAGAGCCGACCTATTCAAGTTCGCCATGCACCGCTCGGTGGACATTGCCTATGGTGCAAAGAACAAACGCCAAGCGGTCATCAACGGCACCGCAGAATTCGTGATCATCAACTACGATGGTGTTGAGATTGTTGCTGATGACATCTCACGGGGTGGCTTTGACCTGATTGTTGTCGACGAGGCCAACGCCTACAAGAACAGCATGAAGAAGCGGTGGAAGGTGCTG